ATGGTTTACCACTCCGTCAGGGTTTTAATAACCCTGACATAGGAGCATTTTCAGCACCTCTTTTAATCAGTGGTGGAACAATCGTTTAACACAAAATAGGAAACTTAAATTATGGGCATAGCATATATATCACCAAGTGGGGCAGGTAACGGAAGTGGAGACTCTCAGGCAAACGCAGTTAACTGGAATAGTGGTTCAGGACTTGGAACGGCAGAAACTTTAGCAGAGGCAAACGGAACGATTTACTTTTTGGATGGTTCTTACCCGTTTGGAGGTGGTGAAACTTTTGACGGGGCAAGTGGTTTAACTTATGAGTCTTTAAATTTACACGGGGCAATCTTGGGCGATACGGGAACAAGTAGGCAGTTAGCTATAGGTTCAGCTTCCATTGACGGAATTAAAGTTAATAAATTTAAATTTACTGATATTAATCAGTTTTATACTCACGGGACAGGTGCAAATGATAACACAATGGACTCTTGTTTACACATTTCGAGTGTCTTCAAAGATTGTGCAGGTAGTGAGTATTTTTACGGATCTGATCCTAGTTCTATAAAAGTTACCAACTCTTCCTTTAATCCAAAAATTGAAACTTCAGGCTACAGAGTTTTTAGCTCTCAAGACCATTGGACTTTTAATAATTGCGTCTTTAATTTTGGGACAAACGGCACACTCTCCACAAAAATTGGTTGGATGGGTACAACTCCTAATGCCGACTGGTTAAAAAACACAATTTTTGTATGTGACACTGATGCTAATGTAAAGACGGATAATGCAGGGGACTTTGCTCAGTTTGCTACAAATTGTTCTTTCTTCCAAATGGGCACTGCCAACGATTCAGGAGGAACAAATAACCTCTACGACACGGACCCTCAATTTGTAGATTCTGCAAACAACGACTTTCGTCTTCGTCCAAATAGCCCCTGCATTAACGCAGGCACCTCAAGCTAGTCATGGCACAACAAAAGTTACACAGGAAAGACTTTCAGTTGAAGGTCAAAACAGGGACTGATATAAACAAGGCAAAGTTTAAAAAAGAATGTGTCCAGGGTGAATATTATTTTGCCACTGACACTAAAAAACTTTACTTGGCAGAAGTTACTGCAGGTTCCTCTGATGCAACTTTAGCTGAATTTACTCCCTCTGCAACGGGTGTATGAAATTTGGTAGAAAAGACTTTCAGTTAGCCTTTAAAACAGGGACTGATGCGAACAAAGCAAAGTTCAAAAAGGAATGTGTCCAGGGTGAGATATATCACGCAACAGACACAGGATTCTTTTATGTTGCTGAAGTAACGGCAGGTGCAAACGATGCTACTTTGAGTAAGTTTGGTGTTACACCATTCAACCAATACAGCGTAAGCTTTGATGGTACGGATGATTACTGCGATTGTGGTGATTTAACAGCAATAAATTCAATAGCTAATTGTTCGTATAGTTTTTGGTACAAGCAAGTTAATTCAGGTTTGTCAGTCTTAATGGGTAATATTAACAATAAAGTAGGTGCTTATCATTGGTCAGACGGGAATGCGTACTTTAGAATAGCCAATCGTGCTCACACAATAGTTGGCAGTCCAACACTAAACCAATGGCATCATGTGGTTGTGACTTTTGATGGGAGTGTGACGACGAGTAAACTTTACCTTGATGGCGTTTATAAAAGCATAGTTACGAACGAAGCAAGCACCACTAATTTTCAAGCTGGAATAAGATTTTATATTGGGCGTGGCTTTGCTACAGGCTACGGATCACCTCTAGTAGATGAATTTTCTATTTTCACAACGACATTGAGCGATGGAGGTGGATTATCTACAGGAGATACCGCGGGAGGAGACATAGCTTCTATTTATAATAGTGGTGTACCTAATAATTTAGGTACTGATGGTTTAAATTTAAGTCCTCTACATTGGTGGAGAATGGGTGAAAACGATGGTGGAAGTGGTGCTACAATCACAGATCAAGGAAACGGAGGAAAGAACGGCACACTTAATAACATAGCATCACCCAACGGGTTTGTAACCGATGTACCTTAATAAATTATGAGCAGAAAATATGTAATTATTAATGCGAACGAAGTTGACTCCGTGGATTTTAGCCAAATCGATGAAACGAGTGAATCTACAATTAGATTCTCACTCGATGGTTCTAAAACTTTTGTTAAGTTCGATAGCGATACAACACCTTCATTCTTGGAAGGCAAAACGCAATACACCCATTCTGAAATACTCGCAATTCTAGCAACGGACGAGTGGACTAACCCTAATCCACCTGGCGAATGATCTACACCCTTCTAATAGTTTTAATCTTTTGCACAGGTTGCCAGGGCCTTAAAACCTTTGCCCCCACAATAGGAGGGGGCATAGGTGCAGGCATAGGTTCCCTGGGTGGACCAGGTGGAGCAATTGCAGGTGGAACTTTGGGAGCAGGGGCAGGGCAGATTTACAAGGAAGTAAGTCAGAATGAAAAGGCACAGAAAACCCTGGAGGCATTGTCTCACGGGGATGTGCAGGCATTGGTTTCGGCACAAATGTCTGACCATGCAACTGGGTTCGATGAGTTTAAGGACACTATTTTAAATATGCTAAAAATAGCAGGCTCATGCTTATTGGCATACTTAACCATTCCACTTTGGGTTGCCAGGAAAACTGCAACCCAATGTGCAAAAAGTGAAGCAGAAAAACACCAAACCAAGGCACCTTTTCCTGTCAAACCTCCCAAGCGATGAAAAATTTAAACTTATTAAAAAAGTGGTATTTAATGCTCTCAAAAACAAAGAAAATGTTCACTGCACTTGTTGTCATAATTGTTCTAATAATCCTCTTGGAAATGATATAATGGATAAGACAACTTTACTTGGTTTTTCAGGTTGCTTGGCAACAATTACACTAGGCAACTTTGATGAGGTTCTAAGCATTTGTGCAGGGGTTCTGACCTGCGTTTATATGTCCTATAAAATTTATCTATTAGCAAAAAATAAAAAATGAGATATTCATCCTACGGGTCCTATGACGATCAACCACTGGTTGACGGAGATGAAGGTTTCATTGGGATGAATACCAGGGTTGAACCAACTCAACTAGAAAATGGTTTTGTAAGTTCAGCAAAGAATATGAGGTTTGACCAGGGCATTGCCAGTACACGAAAAGGTTCAACTTTATTCACAGACAGAACTTTAGGCAGTGGAGCAGTGCTTTTGGACTGCATACCCGTTGACGGGGGTGGAGCAGATGACCATGTGCTAATAGCAGAAAATGACAATGCCTACATTTACAATGAAAGCACCCTGGTTAGCACTATTACTTACCCAGGTTTAAATTTAAGTTATGCCAAATTAGTTAACACCAGGACAAACACTTTATTGTTCCAGGGTAAAGGACCAACCCTGCCGTTCCAGGCAAACTCAGCAACGCTTGGAGACTCTGTTTTAAGGTTAGACAAAAGTGCTAATAAATTCCGTTACTGGAAGGAAAATAATTTAGTTTCAATTACCAAAGGCACAGGCACACACACTTTAGTGGTAACGGACTCACCTAGTTTAGTTAAAGGTGAGAAGTTTGTAATTAGCAGTTTAGCCTATGGGCCTGGAATAATAAATAACTGGAATGGTCATGCCTGGGAAGTACTTAGCATAGCAGACAAGACAATAACTTTTAAAACTGCCAGTGCTACAGAACCAACAAATACAAGTAGTTGGACAGGCTCAGGGGGAATGATATGGTCACTCGATGACCAGTGCCCCCCTGCTGACTTTGCTACATGGGCAGGGTCCCGTTTAGTTGTACCAATAGGCAAGGATGAACTAGCAATTAGTTCACCCTTATCTACTCATGATTTTCCTGTTTTTAACAGACTGGTCATAGGTTCAGAAGATAGTGGAAACATTACTGCCCTGGAACCATTATCCGATGATAGTTTACTAGTATTTAAAAACCATTCAATTTACGGGGTGACAGGTGTGTACGATATGAAAGGTGCCACTGACGGGGGCACTCTTTCAATCTCCAGGGTAACTGACCAACTGGGTTGCATTGCCAGGGACACAATTCAAATAATAGGAGGTGATGTTGTATTCTTGTCACCCCAGGGAATTTATGCCTTAGCATTAAATTCACAGGGCCAAGGGGCAATAGGGTTGCCCGTCCAAGCAGTTAGGGTAACTGATATTGCTTTGTCCAGGGATATAGACTCACTGGTTGACGGAATTGACCAGGCAACTGCATCTGCAACTTTTCACAGGGGCAGATATTACCTGTATGATGGTTCTGATATTTTGGTTTACAACACGCTTTTATCAACCTGGGAAAGTGTAGATTCAGTTATCCCAGGAGTGAAAAAGTTGCTAACTATAAACAAGACAAAAGCCAGGTTGTTAGCTTTTCATTCCAGTAGTACACTTTTAGAATTAGAGTCCAGTGGGACAGGTACTGATGTTTTTAAAGGGGGCACTGAAAACATTGAATCATTTATTGAAACCAGGGCCTATCGTTCTTCAACTTTTGAGCAGAAGCATTACAGGAGGGGCCAGGTTTCCTGGAAAGCATTAGAGAATGCATCTAGTTTCAAAGTGGATGCAACTTTAGAAAACCCTGACTCCATATCAACCAATATAAATGAAAGCAATATTGCCCAGGCATCCTTCAATAGTCGTTTTGGACTCTCCTCTAGGGGAGAGTCAATAAAGTTTAAAATTAGTAACAATTCAAATGGTAGAATTGAAGTAAAACGGGTCCTCGTTGAGGCAAGTCCTGGGTCCAGGCAAACAACAAAATTTAGTTAAAAATGAGTGATATAATTCCAGGAACAACTTTTGTAAATGGTCAGCAGGTTAATGCCTCTGATTTAAACGACTTAGTCAATAATGCAGTAATTGCTTCGTCAATAATTGACCACTCGCACTTAAAAAGTTCAAGCATAACTGACTCAATATTTGGTTTTCCCGTTATTGCAACGGCAGATATATCTGATGATGATTATGTGCTAGTTTGGTCAGCAACGGACTCTGCATTTAGAAGAATAAAAAAGAGCGACTTTGTCAGTATTGTTGCCACTGGTTTAACGGCAGGCACTACCATTATTGATTCTGCAACAGGCAATATAACTTTAGCAGGGGGCAATTATTCGCAAACCCTTGGGTCATTTAGTTACTCCAATGGTAGTGGTGATTATTTTGCCCTGACAGGTGACTCAGTCTTAGTTGGCCCAGGAATGAACTTTTTATTTCCTACCGAAAGTACTGCAGGTTCTGCCAGTGTTACAAATTCAATTGCCCTGGCAAAGGACTTAACTCAATCGGTCTTAAAGGTTTATTCCCCTGATGCAACTGCACAGGTTTCCCTCGATGTTTACGGAGGCATTAGGGGTATAGGGAAAAACAATAGCGATAGTGCCTCACTGACTTTGTCGGCAAAGAAAAGTGATAGTACACTTCGCACTTGGTACACCCAGTCAATGCCGACTGAATCAAAATTATGGATTACCCCTGATGCACAAAACACTAACACTTCAGGAAACCCTGCAGTTCAGTTAGGTTCATCAGGGCAGGCCATTGACCTAAATGTATTTGGTAATATTAATTTAAATGGATCCTCAATTACTTCAGGAGGAGGTGGAGGGGGAGGAACAACAGGCCCATCTGCTTTTGCACTGAGTGGTACAACCCTAACGATGACTAGCAATGGGACGGGTACTGCAAATTTCTCAACTAATGGTCCTACCTTAACAATTACTTCAGCATGAGTACCCAGGCAGTAAATTTAGAAGGAATAAGCACTATTACCTGGGACAACTTCCCAGTTAATAAATTAGTGGTGGATGGAACCACTAATTGGATGAAGGTAGATGACAAGGCTTATTCTGTAGGTGGAAAAGTTTGGGTCAGTGGAGCAGAGAAAACAATTACTGCCCTGGATGACACAGGAGCAGGTTCAGTCACTTATGTGGAAGGTGGATCTGATGTGGTCTTAGCCACAACAGATTCCACTTTAAGTGTTATTGACCCGTCAGACCCTAATCAAACTCCATATTCAGTAGGTCAAACACTTTACATTGATGGTGTAACTGCAAAGGAAGTTCAGTCTATTAGTAATAATACAACCATATTATTTACTGACCAAACTACCTTGGATTATGCTAATTTAGGTTCAACCACAATTTCAACTGCACCAACAAACTCAACACTTTTTTATGTTGGCCAGACACTATATGTCGGTTCAGATGATCGAGTAGTTTCAAGCATAGTTGGCAGTGTGATTTATTTTACAGACGGGACCAACATTGATTCTGCTAACCTAGGAACAAGCACACTTTCAACCACTGCCCCACAGGGTAATTTAACACCCTTTAATGTAGATTCTTCAATTGGGTCACTGGTTACAATTAACATTGATAACACCACCAGGACGGACGCACCTGACTCTAATGGTTTCACTAATTACCCCGAAGACTATGGTTACAGAAAAGGTTATGTGGTTGGGGTAGTGGGTAACTTAATTGAAATTCAAGGTTACAATGGACTAGGTTCCAATGGTACAAGTTATTATTACACTAACGGGGTTATAAACACCTGGTACTTTGACTATAGCAAGACGAGTGCATGGAATTATTTAACTTACGGGGTAAATAGCATTTGGGCAAATGAACCATATTCAACTGCCTGGAACGACACTGCAAATTCCCTGGCTAATTACCACAAAATGACAAGATGGGTAAACAATGCATGGTTGCAGGGTTGGAAGTATGTAACGGCATTTAATAAAGGACTAACTGCTACCTGGAACACTGGAACAATTGGGGTTAATGGGGAAACATCAGATATTCAGCATACATCTGCAGAACACCCTTATGGTCAATATATAGGTGGTCCAATGAAGTGGGTAGGAACAAAAACAGGCCACACTGCTTCAATAAGTGTAGGATTAGGGAGTAACTACGATGACAATATTTTCGTCACTGCAATGACTCAGAATCAAATTACAGGACGGAACCTGGATGGACTAATTTTCACCTGCACATTTGACCCTCAAACTAGGACCTGGACCTACGCTTAATGGCAAGCACTGCACAACAATATGCTTCAATGCTTGCAGGGTCAGGCAGGGCACCCAGTAACCTGGATACAGGTGCTGAAGCAGGGTTAGGGACTGCAACAACTTTATCTGCACTAGGCTTAACTGCAACTGCACCAATTGTTCAAAATAACTTAGGTTATGCCGAGCAATTTAATAACCTAGCAAACGCAACCAACCGACTGGGTAATGCCACTAATCTGTATAGTAATGTTAAGTCAGGACTGGGATTAATTGACCCGTCAACGGGTTCAGGAACTTTTGCAAATACACTTTCACCAGGGAATGCCTTGAATGCAGGTGCCCAGATTGCTTCGTATTTGAATCCTGTCACAGGAACACTTCAGGCAATAAACTCATTAACCCAAGATGAGGAGAATCCTTACGGCACCCTGCCAGTGGTCAGCAATGTAAATGAATGGGTAGGGGACAGGGCAGAAGAGTTAAACCAAACACCAATAGCCCAGGGAATAAGGAGTGGCTTAACCACTGCTTATGATGCAACCCTTCGGCCTATAATGAATAGTACCCCTGGTCAGTATCTTCATGCAACTGCAATGCTACCAGTGTCGGCAGTTGAAAGTGGATATAATGTTTTAAAAGAAGCAGGGGAGTGGGTAGACAGAACTTTGTTTGGTAACTACCTGCCAGGTTTAGCCAATGAGGAAAAACCTGACACGATGATTTGGAACAACCCTCTTACTCCACTGAAGCAGAACTTTGACCAGTTCGGGAATATAACTGCTAATAATGTATACCAGGATAATTCACCTTTGGAACGCATTACTGCAGAGGATATGAACAAAGACTGGATAAGTGATGAAATGAAAAACCTGATGCTTACGATTGATGCAACTGCATCTGTTGTAACTGATAATTTGGGTGACATAAATGTGCCAACACCAGGTGCATCCTACCCTGATATGGAACTGGGTGGTGACTTTGAAGTTTTTGCGAGCCAAGTAAATCCAGACTATGCTAATGCCCTGGCCGAAAAAGCCAGGGGTGATAGGTTTGTCGATGACCCCAATAATGTTTCAGAAACTGGAATGGGTTATACCTATGTTCCAACAGGTTTTGATTTTAATCCTGAAGTTGGTTTAATCAGAAACTATGACGAGGCACTGGGGGGTGACAATAATGACTACACTTATTTGTCAGACCAGGACCGACAAGTCATGGATAGTATAAATGCTAAGGCAGGCCAATTGGAAAGGGATAAAATGTTCCTGGATCCAACCAGGGAACAAATACTGAAAGATAGTTATTTGAGCGAGGCGAATAAACTGAGGGATTCTCATAATCACCAAATGAAAGGTGCTATGTACGATGCTAATTTTCGGTATGACTTTCGCAAGAAAAACCCTGAAGAAAAAGTTGGGGATTACTTCCTCTTCAATGGAGCAAACACACAATATGCAACAGGGCGAGAGTGGAATGCTAGTAGCTTAAATGACTTTTGGAGAAATGATATAAATCGCCAGGTTAGTGATGCTATAAATTTTAATTTCAATACCAATTTTAACAATGTTGACCCAGGCAACACGAGTTATGGCACAGGGGGTACACCCTCATTTAACGCTTAATAAAAAACAATTATGGCCACATACAATTCATACAAACCAAACGCAAATTTAGTCACTAATATAATTCCAACCATAGCGACAACGCAGGAGCCTAAAGAAGTTATAGAAGATATAGAACCTGACGAAGAAATTGAGGTTGAGTTAACTGAAGAGCAAATTGCTCAGAAGGAAAGTGAAAAGACTGAAAAGGAGAAAAGGTACGAGCAGGTTAGGATAATGAAGGATTCTGCTGATCGACAACTAGCAACTTTAACTTCCCAGTTAAGTGCATCCGAAGGTACTCCTGAGTATTATGGAAACCTACAAGCTATAAATACACTTAATCAATTCTCACTTGATAGTGGAAAAATATTGGCACTCAAGGATGAAAAGGACGAGGAGGATGAAGATATTTTAACCCTGGAGAACCTTGCAATGCTAACAATCGCATTGGGGCAAGGGGTAGGTTTAGCAGAAAGCATTGACGGGATAGTTAACGGGGATGAAATAGAAAAAGTTAGTGCCATTGATCAGTTGACTGAGAATGTTAATGCAATAACAAATGAGGAAAACAGGCAGAAAATAATGAATGCCAACTTTGGGGACCAGGCACAATTGTCTGACCTAGAGAACCTGTCTGCTTACAATAATCAATTTGGTTCACTTTCAAGTGATATGTTCAATGGCCAGTATGGTCAGCAACTGGAAGCAAGCTACCAGGAATTTTTAAAGTCTAACCCTGGAATAGACAGGGACCAGTTCTTAACCGAGTATGCCAGGGCAAACCCTGTTTCTCCCATTAGCCAGGAGATAAACGCTCGAATGAGCAGAATGGGCCAACTTACTAGAGGGGCAAGCGAGTTTGGTCAAATAGACAGGAATACCATTGTTGAAGGTTTCCAGGATGCTAGTAAATTTTATAAACCAACAGGCCAGGGTGGATATGGTTTTAAACCAACTGATTTTCGCTCACAGGAGCAAAATCAGGTGGTGAACAATGCACTGGGTTTAATGAATGGGCCTGAATCACAATTGCTTCGCAGAAAGGCAATGGAACGGGTAGAGCAGGGGGGACAACTTGGCCAGGGTACACTGAGGGATATAACTGCAAATGCTCTAACAGGGGTGGATCCATCTTTGCAGGCACAACCTTATTTAAGGACTGGAGGGTTGGCTAAAAGCATTCTGAATACTGAGGAGGCTCAACGCAAAAGGCAGTTTGAAAATGAAAATTCACTCTACACAATTTTACAGGGTGACAGGGCTTTTGCCCCTGCCGTTTCAGGTGTTGTTAACACGGGCAATGTGGATCCTGTAAATGCATTGGGATTAGCAGGTAAAAATTCGTCAACGAACGCAAATAATGCTTATATAACTAACCCAACAACAGGCTTAAATTATGATCCAACATCAGGTTATTTTGGTTCAGTTAGTGCCCAAAATACTAATATTGATATTGCTAATTCCACACAACCTGGAATGGGGCAAAACATTACTGATCTTGGGTTAGGGTTAAATAATTTAAATACTAGTTTAAACAATTTAAAGACATGAGTTTTTTCAATACGCAATTCGCAGGTGCCCCAATGCAAATTACCGATGCCATGAAGGCACGGGAATTTACAGAAAGGACAAAGGACAAGGAACGGGCCAGACAGGACCAGGCTAAAGCCCTGGCAGAAGATCAGAAACGAATGGGCATGATTGCCCAGGGCCTGGGTTTGCAGAAGGGTGAAATTGATTCAATGAGCAGGGGGGAACTACAGGGTTTTATAACTAACTCAATGCAGTCCAAGGCAGACCAACAGGCCCAACAGGATCAATTGCTAAACCTTCAGAAGTTTATGTCCCAGGAAGCACAACTAAAAGCACAACAGGCTTATCAGCAAGGGCAACAGGACATACAAAGAATAAATGCCAACACTGCCAGTACAAATGCTGAAGCAAGCAAGATAAATGCTAATGTATCACAGGGACAATTCCTTAGTAATTTCCAGGTAAACCAGGCAAAACTTAATGAGTCATTTAACCAAAAGACTCGTACTGAGAATAACAACAAGGCATATCACAATTTTGTAGGTAAGAAGGTTGTTGAAGCAGAAAATGGCAATGTGGATGCTCAGAAGTGGCTAAACATTAACAAGGATGCAGTAGAGTCTTACAGGGCAGGGCAGACCCCTGACATGGTAGCAAGTTTTCAGGGCAAAGGGGATCCTGCAAAATTGTCAGCATCTGAAGAAATAAACAATAAAGCAAGTGAGCAACTGGCAATCGAAGCATCCAAGGACTATGCCGAGTGGGTCAATGATGGTGGGTACACCAAGGCAGAAGAAAAGGTAAAAGTATTCAGGAATGTTGTTACTCAATTAAGCAACGGGTCAGTCGAGACTGGAGGTATTATAAATGCTTTTGGTGATGCATTTCGTATATATACAAACAATGGTGACGGGGTAGCACTGCAACAGGAAGTAAATAGAATCATAGCATTAAACTTAAAGGATACCCTGGGTGCCCAATTTACTGAAAAAGAAGCAAAGCAGTTAATGGAAAGAAGTTATGACCCAAGGCTTAAAAGTGTTAGCAATATTGCAAAGTTAAACCAGGCAATTCTTGAAATTGTTAAGAAGGAAAACTTTAGGATCCAATATTTCAATGTTTACAAGGAAGACCCATCAAAACTGAGAACATTTAATTATGACCCTAATAAAAGCACTTTTGATAAAGGCACGGGGCAACAAAGCACAAGGCAGGGATTACAATTTAAGATAAAAGGATTAACACCAACCAACCCGTAATGGACTCATACAGGTTTCAAAATGATGCTCTAGGTGTTGACTTTGAGTTTGAAGTTTCACCAGGTGCCCAACCAACCAAACGGGATGTTTTTGACATTATTAAAACACAGGTTCCACCCAGTAACTTTATAAAGTTATGGGACAGAGAAAACCCTGATAATAGTAACAACAAACTAGTGCTTGATGCACTAGATAGTGGTTACTTTGAAGACGAAGGGGACATGGAACTTATTGACCTGGTTAAAGACATGGCAAAAGGGGTTGTGAAGGGTGGAGTAGATATTGCTAAAATTAATTCTGCCAATTCTTCTTACAATGAAATTCTAAAAGATATTGGAATGGCAAGAATGGGGCAAACTCTGCCTAAAGCAGGTTTTGCCAATGGAAGGAAGAATGTGCCTGAAGATGAAGAACTTGGTATGTTTGAACAGACATTTGAGTTTTTTACCAACCCGTCATCAGGCAGAAAAAATGAATTAGTTTATGCCAAGCAGGGGAGTCAGTTTGAATTTGGTACACTACCAAAAGCAGACAGGCAAAAAATAGATAAAACTGCTTTAAAGTTTTTTGATTTTTACAGAAAAAACCCTGACGGAATAAACACAAAAAGGGCAAAAGGTTTCGCAGGTCAAATGATGATGATGGAGGGCCTGGACCAATCGGATCCGAAACTGCTTAATGAAGTATTAAGACGGGCAGGGGAACTGGGCCGAATCCAGGAGGATGTTAATTTTTACAAAGGTATAGACGAGTGGGCAGGTGGATATTCTATGCTTTCTAATATGTTTTCAAAATGGGCCAACCAGGGTGAGTCAGGTGTTCAGTTTGATAAGGGGATGACTGAGAATGATAAGCATATTGAACTTGATTACATAAAAGAAAATTTTCGCATTAGTGAGTCAATGGAAGATGGTGCTTCCAATGTTGCCAGGTTGGTAGGTGATAAGCAGGCAGAGGTTGCCCTGGCAAATGAACTGATAAAACCTGACCCTAACATGGCAATGGTTTATTCTTTTGCTCCTGACATTCCTGTTGAGGTTTTAACAATGGGAACCTCTGCACTGAGTCAGGCAGGGGTAACAGGGGTAAAAAGGTTTGTGATGAAGGGGCAAATGGAAGTTCTCCAGGAAGAACTTCTAGTTGCCAACAAAGCAGTAATAAAGAACCAGGATAAGTTAAGAACACTAGAGGGTTTAAATAATGTGGAGGGTATAACCCAGTCACAAAAAACTGCTATTGCCAAAGAAACTGAAGGTATAAAAAAAGCACTTGAAGAAAGTAAACAGGTTGCTGAACAGGCAGGGCAGAAAGTCCTGGAAGTAACTAATGACTATTCTCAACCTGGATTCCTACAAGCAGGTATAGGTAGTGCCACAAAGGGAACGGGAGCAACACTGGACCTGCTAGGCAGAACCTTTGAATATGTTAGGAAAGCACCCAAGGAACTAATGGTTGATGCTATAATGAAGGTTGGCAAAGTTTCAGACCCTGCTGAAGCAAATAAAATACTTAATGGTATATTGGGCCTTGGTACCACAGGTGCAGTTGGTTATGTGGCAGGTAGTGACAACTTTGATGTGAACACCTCTAATATACTTCAAGGTATCGCACTTCTTTTAGGGCCTGAGATTCTCCAAAAAACAGGAACAACATTGAGGCACCTGGGTGAACATTGGGTGGCAAATAATGCCAGTAAGAATACATTTGAAACCTTTCAGCAACTTAACTCAAAGAACCCTAAGTTTAGTGAAATAATTATTGATAGAACCGATGGTGCTTCATACTCGAAGACCCTTGGTGCTATGGGTAATATATTTAAACGGGGTGACACTGGTGAGTTTATGGGCAAGCAGGGTGTCAGTAAAGCTGAACGCTCAGTTGCCCGTTTTGCAGTTGATACGGGACTTGATAAAGTTGGGTCCTTTGTTGCCAGGACAGGGTTATCTGCAACAACAGGGTCTGCAGTCCCTGTTGCATTTGGTTATGGAATGGATGGAGCAGAGGGAGGGGCGAGTGCTTTAGGAGCATCTCTCCCCTTTATTGGCCTGGGTGTTGCAACTGGAGAATTAATGAGACATGGATCCGTTGCAATTGGCAGGGTTAAACAACGGGGTGATGTTTCAAACCACAGAAAGAATTTATCAGAAGACCAGGGCAAATTGTACGACAGGTTATCATTTGAAAACCAGGCAGGGTTAGCAAATGCACAAATGTCTTTCCCTGATGCTCAGTATGTAATTGTTGATAAACCATTAAATGAATCAGGATGGAATGGCAGGCATACCCTGGCAGATGGTCAGAGTAAGATTGAGATTAATATAAATGCTGACCAACCATTAGTTCAGGTCCTGGCCCATGAGATAGGGCACCATATAAAGTCACACGGATTAAGTCCTTTAATACATGAAATAATGTTTGGATCCGTTGAGAAAAACAAACCAGGTATATTCACAGGGGTAGGAGAAAATGGATGGTTAATAGAAGACTACAATGGTGTAAAACGATACGGAACCAGTGAACACTTTTCTAAATTACGGGAGCAATATCTTAAACGATTAGAAGGTGCCAGTGGGATAGATGAAACAACCAGGGATGCTTATTCTAAAAATAGGGAATGGATAGCAGATGAAGTTTTTGCTGAGTATGTTGCTGACCACATACTCACTCAAAAACCAAAGGATACCCAGGGTAAATTAATGCGTTCATTGTTTCATGCAATGAGTGGTAAACCTTTCCTTAAAAAGGCAGGGTTGAACATGGGTTTATTTACTGATGTTGAAGGAACCAAGCTATTCTCAGGGTTGAAGGAAAGTAAAGAACTGAACGGGATAATTAAGGACTACGAAAAAGATAGTAAAAGATTATCACCTGAAGAAATTGCAGAGAAATATCCTATCGAGCAGGCAGGGGAAGCAGATAATGATTTGATCATAACCCCTGCTGAACAAATTGCTAACCCTGAGTTAATGGAAATATTTAACACGGGTGGAATTTTTCAAACTGATGCAGAAGGTAATATAGTTTATGGCATGGGTGGAAAACCCAAGTTAATGACGAAAAGCCAGGTGGACAAGGTTCAGGGGCAAATGGCAAATGATGTTATTGATGCTATAAAAAACCAGGATGATCTGCCAACAGGTCATGTGGTAATGAATGATAATGACTCAGGGGAAGGGTTTTTCCTTTCTGATGCAGTGATTGATTCTCTACAGGGATACAATGCATCTCAGATTAATTTTCTTAGGCAAATAAGTAATGTTGGCAGACGAATGAGCAATGGTGAAGTTCCCGTTGGTGGACATGGCAACCAGGCAATTATGTTTTATTATTCTGCCATGAAACACGGGGGTAAGTTTTATCGTTCCCTGCGAGGTGGGTACAGAAATATGTATCTGTATGGGTTGGCAGTATCGAAGGACGGGAACATATTTGTCAGGACCATTTCCCTGGATGCACTGGATAAAAATATTACTTCATTAATGAAGGGTAAGAACAGGTTGGCCGAAATTACCCAGGCATTTGGGGGCAATAGTATTGCTGAAACCAGGAGGAACATAAGTAAGTTGTACGATACTTATCATTCCAACCAAGGGAAGGGCATTAAGAACGGAGATGATGGCAGTGGGATAAGCGAGGCCCAACGGGATTGGTTAAATGCTTTTATGGGTTACACTGGCAGTGGGTCTGTTGAGCGAAACCCTGTACTTACAAAGTTAGGAAAAAAGAAAGCAGAGGAAATGTCTGTCATCCGTTCTAGACGGATTGACAGAATTGGCACAATTGAGTTTCCAGGAGGTGGACAGGATATACGGATCCGTAAAATTATAGACAATCAATTGCCGACTAAGGACCAACGCTTTATGCCCCAGTTGGAAATGGACTTTGAGGGTACAAAAACAGACAATCTAAAAAGTGAAACAATAGAACCCACACAGGTTAGGTCCTGGTGGAAAACTTTTGGTATTAGTCCGAAGGATCCTGACAGAATTAGTAAAATAGCAGATGTTTTAATATCCCCAGGCAACAGATATTTGGATGGTGATATTGCCATGAATAACCATGAAGCATTTGGTTTTACTGAAAGTCAATTACGGGATGCACTGGACAAGGCACATAACAGGGATGAGTATAAGAATGCCAGGTTTAGAAAATACTTACCTGCCAACCTAGGGCTAAAGGACAACATTGTTGACCAGGTATTACCTGGTATTACCCAGGAGAAGTTTTCAGGTGAGCAATTTAATAGTGCTATTGGTAAGGTAGCAGGGGCAAAGGCATATGCTGACGATATAGGACTGACTGGTTTCCTTGAGGGAAAAAAGTCAGTCACTAAGACAGACATTGAAGACTTTGTCGCTGAGAATCATTTAAAGTTAGATTCGTATGACCTGGCAGACCCTGCACAGACTTTACCAATTGATGAATTGTTAAACATATATGGTAAAGATTATCCTTCATCTGAAGAAATAATCAAACGGGGTGATGATTCAAATTTCAGAAGTGAATTGTTAAGAAGGGATAACGAATTTAATAGGCAAAACCCTAACCTTAGACTGGTTGCTGACGATGTTGCATTTCAAAACAGGGTTAATACTATCCAGGACCTAATTGACTTTAAGGAAATGGGGCACACTGAGGTAACATTTCAACAGAGCAACAGAACCAAGTACAACAGGAACACCCTGGTCACCCCTGGCGAAAGAACCAACTACAATGAAACCCTGGTGGAATTTGAGGGGGGTGGAAGGTTTGAGGAAAAACCAGTTACAAGTCAGGAGGTAGGTGCATCTATTCAGATTACAAATAGTTTTTATGGTGATATTTATTATGACTTGGAAAGAGTTATAAGTTCTGACGATGCAATTTATTTCAAACAAGAATATTTAGAAGAATATTATTATGGTGATGATGATAGTAACAGAGCATATCGGTTTAGGGGGCCTAAAGATAAATACAAAATAATAGAAGAAGTTGTTTCAGATTCTAATTATTTAGAAGTAAATAATTTTGAGGAATTAGGTGAAGTAACAACAACCCCTTTGCCCATTACCTTCAAAAACGCACACTGGCCTAGTGATAAGGTCCTTGGTCATATCAGACGGACAGACAGGACTATTGACGGGAAGGACACAAGGTTCCTGGAGGAAATGCAATCTGACTGGTTGCAGGCATTAAGAAGGTGGAAGAAATGGGAGAAAATGACTCCTGAACAAAAGACTAAATTCCTGGAGAATAACCCTAAACCTGCCCCTGTTTCAGATGTTGCATTTGAAAAGAACTGGCCTGCTCTGTTGCTCAAGAAAGCAATGATGGATGCTATCAATGATGGTAAAACTCACATTGCCTGGGCAGACGGAAAAGTGCATAATGACAGGTATAGTTTAACCAGGACCCTGGATGATATTACAATGGAACCAGGGAATATAATTGGCATAAGGGAAATATTTTTAAACACCAAGGAACAGGGGGACATACAATTACAGGTTGATAGTAAGGGTAGGGTGATAAATGCAGACCATGAAGGGTTTGTTGGCAAGGGCCTAGACGAAGTTATTGGGAAGCAAATGGCAGATAAAATACTGGAAGAACCTTCTTGGGACCACAAGCATGAGAACTTTCGGAAAACAATAAAATACGAGGGTAAAGACTTGGATATGTCAGACCCTGCACTACCCAACTTTTATGATAAGGAAGTTGTAAAGGTAGCAACCAAGTTAGCTAAGAAGTTAGGGGTTGGTAAACCTGAGAAGGTTAAGGTTGATATAGAGCAAAAACCATTTGAGGGAAGTTCTTCCTCTGATGCATATGATATAGATATTAGTGAAAGTAATGGTGCCTGGATGATGGAACTGCCAACCAAGCAGGCCCTGGGTGAACAAACTTTATATATGCCTACATTAGGGGATGAGGCCCCTAGAGGGCCTAGTTCCCCTCCTGAAGTGGTACAGAGCAATAGCATGGCAAGACGGATTAAATACAAGGGTGTACCTGCCCAGGAGATTAGTAACAGGATTGCCCAGGTAAGCACGGAATTGTTAGAATATGGATCCGATAGTAACCCCCAGGTGGAAAGCACCAGGGGGTCCCTTTACCAGGCTAAAAGGAATGGTATGATCAGGGAACTAAATGAATTGAATGAAGTGGAAGCAGGGATGCTTAACCAGGGGGATAGGTTTATGCCTGCATTGCCTAAAGGCAAATACTATGATGTTAACGGGAAACAAAAGACAATACCCAGGGAAGTTATTGAGCAGGCCCGTAAGAAGGGTTATAATACCACACCTGTTTATCATGGGGGTTATCTAAGAAAGTCCGATCAAACAATTGAGGGGAACACTTTTGACCTGGATGATGCACGGGCAGGCATGATTTATTTTTCAGAAAATAAATCATTCTCAGATAAGTTTGCAGGAGATGGCCTTGAGAACCATGCATATTTTTTAAAGGATAAAAAGGTTTTTGATTTTGAAGGAAACCCTGAGCATAGGAAAAAAGCAATTGACTTGTTCAATAAGCGAGGGGGGTGGAAACCTCACTTTGATATGTTTGGTAAAGATCGTGATGACTATGGCCATGCAGAATTTATACAGGCTAGGACTGACAAGAAAAACCCGTACAAATGGAATGATAAAGATGATGACGGGTGGGCCATATTTGATGACCCTGAGACAGATATTTTATCTGACTTAATGAATGAGGGTTATGAAATATTTAGGTTTGTGGATTCCGATAGTGAATCAATTACCAGGGCAACCACTAACCCTGAAAACATAAAACGCATTGAATCTGATGTTCCCCTGAAGGACAGGTTTACTGATAGTGATGACATTAGGTTCATGCCCTTACTCAACCTGCCAGGGGACAAGAGTGTGCAGTATAAGAAGAATAAGAACATTATTGATGTAGTGTTCAAGGATGCTACAGGGCTACAGGATAAGTTTGTGACAATGGTTGAAGCAGACAGGCATGATACTGATGGTGTTCGCATGGGTGGACCCTTACACGCATTCCTGAAGAGCAATGATGTAATTGTCACAATTGACGGGGTTGATTTTAGACCCCAATGGGCAAACCTAAAGTGGTCTACAATTAAAGGTATGATTGAACGGGTTAAACTTACTGATGATGGTCATGCACTGATTCAGATAATGGAAAAGGAAACCCATCGTTCAAATAAAGATATGTTTTCCAGGGTGCTTGGGTCTTTCCAGGATAACAGGAAAAATATGTCTGTCCTGGAACGGGAAGTTACTGCCAATATTTTACGGATACTGAGGAAGAGGTTTACCAAAAGTAAACCTAATGCTCAGGAAAATGCCTTCCTGAAAGACATGACTCAGTATAAGACCAAACTTACACGGGGTAATGTTGACGAAGCAAATAAGATACTTGCTAACATAAAAAAAGATTATGGCAAAACTGACTGGTGGAATGATAAGGAAGTAAAATCCTTTGCAAGAGATTTTACTAAAGCATTTACAGAAGCATCTTTTAAAGCCAGGGCAGAAATAACCAGTTACTTTTTACCCAGGGATGAAAATTCTGCCAGGATGCCATTTATTCCTGACATTAGAAAATTGCTAAAGTCTGAAATGGATTATCATGGGGCTAAGGCAGGGGATGTTGTGGGGGTTGTTCAATTATCTAAGCATAACCTAAATAATAAGAAGAGGGTGTTTGGTGTTTATTTTGGTGATGACCCCAAAGAATTTGCTAGAATGACTGACAATGAAAAGTTAGCTAGAAAGAAATTACTTGCTAACAAGAAATTCAGGGCACACCCGTCTTACGATTGGTTAATGCTTGGTCCAGGTGATGCAGATTTTTTCATGTTTGATAAACCTAAGAATGCAGTGCAAATGGCACCTGACTTTGCAAAGACTCATGCTAAGTTATGGAAACAGGATGTTGCTAAATTGAAGGGCGAAACAATTAAGAAGTATGGAACTACTAAACAGGATCCTGAAGACTTTAGTGTTACCCCTGACATAAAACAACGGACTGAAAGGTTTAAAGGCATTGATAAATTCCTAAAGGAAAGTAGTAAAAAACCATTGTATGATCAGTCAGAATCTAATATACAAGGTGCTATGCTTAGAGGGCATAAACGGGGTGTTCCACAACTTACCCAATTCTTAAAATGAAACTCCATAAAATAATCCTTACAGACGAAACAATTGATATACCAGGTTACGAGGAAAGGCCCTGGAATGACCTTACTTTTTTCTTTGATCCAACCAGGGCAAGTGTTGAAGAAGTTGAAGAATTGGTAAGGCTAACTGAAGAGGATAATGTGGAGGAAAATGACAACCTGGAAACAATCAGAAGTAAATGTGATTTTTTTCCTGATACCAGTGCTTTGCGTCTGTCAGAAAACTGACAGATCCCTTCTGCTATAGTCCACTAGTGTCCACTTGAAACCCTGATAAACACTAGGAAGCTTGATTTTAAAGGGGGTTGAGACTTGTTTACAAGTGAGGTGCTCTACCAGCTGAGCTAAGGTGGCAACTAGTTATAAAACAAGCACTTAGGTAAAACTGAAAAACTTTTTTTAAAAAAGTCTGTCAGTTTGCTTGACAGATGGTCAGTATTATCTGACAATCTATCTGACAACTTGATTTGCTTTATTAATAACATATTCACCCACGATACCAAAAAAACTATGAGCGACAATAATAAAATTATTGATTTAACTTCCCCCCTTACTAACGATGCTGACATGATTGCCCTGGCTACACTAAGTAGCAGGTGCAATAACATCAGGATTAATGAATCCATTCAGGATCATATCATTGCCTATAAGGGTGAGATTACCCTGGATTGCCTGACTGCAATGAATGGCCCTACTGATCGTTACCAACCTTACTTAAACTTTGTTGAAACTAATCCAAATGTATTTGAACACCAGGGTCCATCCACACGGGCTATGTTTAAAAACATTCACACCCCTTACTCCATATAATCTACCCCCCCCCCAACTAAAAAAACTATGAATAAATTATTAAAACTAGCTAAAGCAACTGGAAACCATGCAGGATCAATGAGGTGTAATATCTTGGAAAAGTTAATTCAGGAAGCAACAATTGAGTTTTTAGTAGAGATGAAAAAAATCGGAAACGATAACACTAAAATAAATAAGGATCAACTTATTGAAAATATTCAAAAAATAAAAAACTAATGACTACCTGGCAACAAAAGTTACAACCCCGTGTTATCGCAGGGTATTGGTCAATCCAGGGTTCCGTCCCCGTTTTAGGACGGGTACGGAAACAATTCCCTGATGAACAATCTGCAAAATTAGAATCTGAGAAACTAACTGCAAAGGTTAGCAATGCCATTGCAGGGGGTGAGATTCGTGAAACCCTGCTTACTAAAGCCCAGGAAGCAGATGCACATTCTGCCATGAAAATTATGGAGTCTAATCCTAATTTTCCATCTGACTGGTCCCTGGCTCAAGTTGTTACCTGGGCAAGTAAAGTATATACTAACGCAGAATCAGTCAGGACAATACCTGAAGCAACTGAGGAGTGGATCCAGGAAATGGTTACCCTGAAAAGAAGTGAAGTGCATATAAAAAATATGGAGCAACGCTTGACCAGGTTTGCTAATTGGTTTCCTGAGAAAAGTGTGGATGCTATTACCACTGAAAATATTCGCCAATGGATTAGTGACCAGGAGGGTGACTATGGTCCTTTTGCAGGCAGGGAAGTATCAGTTACTACTAGGACGAATGAGTTAACCACTCTCAAGTCATTCTTTAACTTCTGCGAGGGTAGAAAGTTTTTATCTAAGTCACCCGTTGACAAGTCTGTAAAGGCACCTGGTATTAACAGGGGTGAAATTGTTGCACTGGACCTGGACAAGGTCAGGGAGATAATGACAATTGCATCAGGGCTTGCCGACAAAGCTGAAGCAATACCTTACTTTGCTCTGTCCCTGTTCGCAGGTTTAAGGCCCCATGAAATTCGTCCCAAAGATGGTAAGAAGCAAATCATGTGGGAAGACTTTACCTGGAGAAAAAAGGAAAGCACCCTGGTAATTAGTTATGCAGTGGGCAAGGTTACTTCCAGGAGGGTTATTAAACTGCCACAGAATTGTGTTGCCTGGGTAAAACCTTTTGCAAAGGAATCAGGGCCTGTTATAGAATCATCCTTTGCTAAGTGGAGAGGTATTAAGGACCTTGTCAGGGCAAGGGCAGGGTACAGGGTCAGGGGTCAGCATTTTAAGCACCTGGATCCTGAGTTAGCTAAAGTATCCGATGATCAGGATAGGCCCAAGTATGTGTCAGATGTGCTACGGCACACTGCCATTAGTTATTACCTGGAAGCAAATGACAACAATAAGGACCTGGTTGCCAATTGGGCAGGTAATTCACCTGCAGTTATTGACCAACATTATCGCTCACTAATCAAAGGGACCAAGAAACTTTCACCATCCGATATGGTGAAAGAGTATTGGTCTATCAAACCCACAAAGAAAGGAAAGTAATGAAATTATACCTGGTAAAAGTATATGGACATTGTGACGATAGATTGTGCCACTTTACTGGCAGTAAAACTGATGCAAAAAAACTTGTTACAAAATTCATCAAAGAAAATAACAAATGGATGATTGAAGATTGGAAAGAAAGACATGGGGATTCCCCTTGTCCTGATAAACCACTGAAGTTTGATGAATCAATGATTCAGGAAATAAATCTTCCCAATACAAAAAAAGGTATACTGCATATGGTTAACACTGATGCCCGTAGTGCATGGGTTTCATATGCAGGGGGTGAACCATTTAGTAATTTTCATTAAACCTATGCGAACCAAATAGAACATGGTAAAATAACAGCTTATAATAAAGCCATATTATAATCTTTAGCCCTGGTCAGTCCCTTTCCTGATCAGGGTTTTTTTGTCTGCCCATTCAAGGTCAGCAATTTTCCTTTTTGACTCTTCAATTCTACGCTCATGCATTTCCTTTTCAGTTTTTGGGTAATTGCTAATTTTCCCCCATATTCTACAGATTTTTAATAATTCCTTATCGGTTTTACCAATTTCTTTACTAACATATTTACCCTTTTTATTTTTCACTGCTACCAGGAAACCAAAGTTACCTATATGCTGAGAATTAGGTAAAAGTTTCCTGTGCATATACATTAAAATTGGATGATGCATTAAGGAGGATATAGAGGATCCAAGTATAAAAGAAAGAAAGTTTTTTTTATCCCAATACATTCCCATTCTTTCTTTTTCCAATTCATACAACTCCAAAAGAATTGGGTCTTCCTTAATTTGTTTTTCTATCTTCTGTAATAATACTTTGCTCATCTTCTTCGCAATGCTCATGGTAAACCTTATCGTCTTCCTCATATGTTTCTTCACAATGAGGACAGAAGTAGGGCAGGGGATAACTTTTAAAACCTAAAAACTCACTCATAACCATTGTGAACCAGGCAATCAATTACCCTGTCAAATGTCTGCTTGGTTTCCTTCCAACCATACCTGCCCTTCATTTCATCCAGGATGCTTTGAAGGGTTTCAATATCCTTGTCACATTGCTGGTCCTTATCTAATCCAGGTTCAGGTTCCATAGGGCAGTCATGTGCCTTGTCCAGGCAGTCGTAGTAGGTTTCCATTAGTCCAGGCAATCTATTGATTCAAGGATAACGGCAGGGCCTGCAATAATGGTACCTGCTACTCGACTCGCTTCAGCATTTGTCATTTTACCTTTTAACTGAGCATCCTCGTCAACGATAAGTTGCTGACCATTAGCTAAGGGGACTAATTGAATATACCCTCCTACTTTTTTCTGCAGTGCTTTCAGGGTAGTTTTTTCTTTTATAATTTCTATTGTCATAATCTTTTTAAATAATGCATTTCATTAACTAGTTTTTTAACATCCAATGACCTGTAGCGAATTGACCTGCCAATTTTTACGCAGGGTAATCTGCCAACCTGTTCCCATCTTCTGAGGGTCCTGGTGCAGACTCCTAATAAGTCTGCAACCTGCCCCCTACTTAATAACTTAATTCCTTCCATAGCTGAGTGTTCTCCTGTTGTCTTAATTTTTTTAATGCCTGGTTTTCAATCTGCCTGACCCGTTCTTTAGTTAATGAGCAAAAGTCTGCAATTGCCTGATACGAATATGTTTCCATAGGTTGCTTCTTTATCACCATTTCCCTGAGTCTAATATTAGTCAGGTGTTGCCTGTCTAAACCAGTGGTCATGTGGTTTTGCTTCTTTTTCATGTGGTGTATCGTTTAAATTCCACTGGCAATTGACTGCCTGTTATTAACGGGGGAATCATTTTGACTGAACGGGCCTTCACCTGGGGCATTGATCTGCCTGTTACCTCCATGATTGCATGGTAAGGTTCATTATGGTGAGACAGGGTCAGCAGGGAGTCAGGGAACCTTGAAAAAGCACCTGCCCCTGATGACCTGTCAATATGGTTTTCCCGTCCCATGTTACCCTTTCGGTAATGATGGGAAAGTAATAACGCAGATCCAGTTTGTTTAGTTATCCCCTGCAGTTCACGAAGCATGGCAGTGACTGCAGAGTTAGAGTTTTCGTCAAATTCTCCACCCCCTTCTAACATATAGATTGGGTCTATAAATATTGCATCCATTGGAGGTAAGTCTGCCAACCTGGCCTGCAACACTTCTATCAGTGTTTCCATGTCGTAGACACAGGAACGCAGGGACCATAGGTATAAGTCTTCAGGCACCTGCTTTAAACCCTGTGCCAGGGCAATGCTCCACAACCTGTCTTGTGCATCGTCCTTGTGAAGTTCCAGGTCAAGCATGAGAACCCTGCTCTTTGCAACTTCCAGGCCCAAAAATTTTTCCCCTGATGCCAGGGATGTTGCCAGGGTAGAATAGAACCAACTTTTTCCCATCTTACTGGGGGCAGTTAGCAGAACATTATCACCAACCCTGAATAGATTTTCCACCAGGGGTTTCCGTTTAACCAATTCATATTGGGGTGGAAATTCTGAACCAGGAACAATAGGGGGTAACCCTTCTGTCTCTGATGGATCCAGGTTAGGGTCCTTCCAGGTTTTTTCCTGTCTATTAATAATGGGTCCCTGGCCTTTAGTTTGTTCCACCAGGTCCTTCACGAAATTTATTGAGTCATCCATAATATATTACCTTTTGTACTTTGTTATTATCTGTTCTTTTCCCCCAGGGCATACGGACCAATTGACTGGGCCTTAATGATGCTGAGTCTGCTCCCAACATGGTTGCCAGGTTGAGGAATTTATACACCTTTCTTTCCTCCCGTCCTTCCACCTGGAACCAGGCATGGAGGGACTTGTTCCCTGACCACACAATCATTCTTAAAGGCATATCCTTGGCTAACCGATCAATTAACCCTGCCTGAATATCCCAGTTGCCTGCAATGTTGGGGTGATCAGATTCAAACACCACAAACTTCCTGGATAAAATGTTGTCCAGGCACCTTCCTCTGTCCAAACCCTTTAGGGGGTTTGGACAGATATATTGGTATGGGTCTAATCCATCATTAACCCAGTCTGCCCTGGGCTTAACATCTCTTCCATTGAACACTTCCCTGCATAAATGTAACAAAGTATCGGACTTATAAAGTTCTGCCAGGATCCTATCCTGATCAGGAATTGAATCGGAACGGGAACGAAGGTCATCAATGTCACCCCTGCATCCAAATTCATTTATTAATTCAGCAGATACTTTTCTCTTAGGTTTTACATACCTGGAGGGTTCCCCTGAAGACTGGTAGGTGTAATTCACTGCCCGTTCAATCTCCCCTGGTTCTAGTTCCCTCCTGGTAACCTTCTCAGATGCTTTATGCATCATATCAATTGCCCTTTCAGGGGGCACATTACAGGAGTTTAAAATGCCTGCCGTTTTTACTATCGACACATGATAACCGAAACCTTCCCGTTCCATGTTATCTAATAGTTTTGCCAGTTTGTCATGGGGACTGGACCCTTTATTTAATTTAGCCATATCACTTTCTTTTAATTGTTGTTCCTTCCAATCCCAGGGGCAGTCGAAGTTATTTTGCGTTGGGTCATCCCAAAGTTTTGCCAGGGCCAAGCAGGTTGCTTCTTCAACTGAAGTGTCTGAGAATTTCATTTAATTCTTCTATTGTTTTTTCCAGGGCTATTCGTTTAGACCCGTCAGATTCCATCCTGGCCCTATGCCAGGACTGGAGTCTGTAAATTGCTTCGGCCAATTGCTCACACTTTATCTGATTTTCAGACTTAGCAATTTCACAATGCCCACCTAATTCCAGGGTTGCCTGGGTATCTAATTTAAGAGTCTGCTGACTTTCGCTTGCCATAAAATTCAACCTCCTTTTCAGGGCACAAATTGTTTATCTTGGATTTAATTGCCTGCAGGTAAAACCACTGGTCAATCACCTCATCTTCCAGGTCATTCATTCTTACATCGAGGGGTAATAAACCCCCATGTTCCTTCTGACCCTTGTCATATTTTACCCTGGCCTTTTCCATGAAACGCACCATGCATTCATCACGGAATTTAGCAGACTCTATGAGTATACTTTCCTTTTCGGCATTTTCCTCTTCGGTCTTGCCATCAACCACATTTTCCACCTTTGACATAATTCCTCTCCTTCCATTTTAGTTTTGGCCCAGGTTGCCAGGGTAGGGAAAGTGCCCCCCCTGGCTAACCTTGGACCTACGGGTTGTTCACCCATTACGGCATTCCAGTAGCGAACTTTGTACCTGGTCCCTAGTTGGACCAAAATCATTGTTTCCTCAAGATCGAGGGTCATACTTATTCCTAATTCTCCACAGAGCATTAACTATCTTGAATGTTTCAAAGCACTCTTCCAGTTTGCTAGGTTTGTACGAATGAACCCTGAACTTTGCCATTCCTTCATCGTCAAACTCAGTGGTGCTTATGTAAGCATTTGCACCCCACACTTCATGGTTATTTAGTGCCTGTTGCCCCCACTGGGCACAGGCATAGGCACTGATCTGCTCAGGTTGACCAGGGTAGGGTGTTGACGGGATTTTCTTGGTGCTTTTCCAGTCCAATATGAAAGGTTGGCCCCCTTTGGTATAAGCGATAATATCTGCCGTGCCTGCATACCCCTCTTCCTGGTTGACCACAACCTTTTCACATTCCTCTAATTTAAACCCTTTTTCGTTAAAATAATTAACGGCAGGGGTTACAAATGGAACCAGGTCAATATGTATTTGCTTGATGGTTTTTTCACCTAGCAATACCGATTCAATTCCATCATGGATCCTGGTCCCTAGATTACTAGCAGAGTCATCCCCGTAGATTGCATTTTTGACCCTGCGTTGAAAGTCCTTTAAAGGCTCATCCATTTTAGCAGGGTTATTAAATGCTTCTGCTATCATGGAATTTTGCTTCCACATTTCAAGCCCTGGGGCAGACTCTATTTTCTGAATTTCAGTTACAGAAAAATAGAGTCCTGCCTTTTTGGCTTTAGCAGGGGTTAGATCAAAATGAGGGTTACCCTCCTTATCATAACAATGAGGCATCAGAATGGATCCTCTTCATCATCGTCCTGACTCTTCTTAGGGGCACTCTTCTTAACCTTTTTCTTGGGAGCAGGTTCTTCCTCTTCCTCGCTTATCCAGTCAGGAATAGGTGACCTTCTGTCTCCAGGGACTGCAGTAGTAATTGAGGGAACATCGTCCTCAAGTTTCTTACTAATTTTTGCAACAGACTGCACATATCCGTATTCTTTCCCTAATTTGGAAGTACGGGTGTTAATGGTGACCATTACTTTCTTTCCTATTTCATCACAATAATCGTAATCAGGGTCAGTAATAGGAGGTAATTTTCCCCTGATAGCAGTGAGCAGTTTTACCAGGTTGCTTCTTTCATCAGAGGACTGGGTCATTTCACCCGTCATAGAAAGGCAGGTATCACCTTCGTCATTAGTATATGCAAATAAGAACCTGGTAACATCCCTCTCAAGCATTTCGCCAGGGTTATTAAAGTCTTTTACAAGCACTTCATCGTTATCAAGTATGTCCAGGAGTATACCAGGGAATGTCCCTGCTTCTGCATTTTGATCTGACAGGTTCCAGGACCTGTTGGATCCCCCTGTTTTTTCCTTTATTTTGAACTTAGCCATAATTTATTTTAGTTTTTGGTTTAGTATGTTTATTACGAATTTTGTCATGGATGAGCCTTCAGCATATGCCTGGACCATTAATTGTTTTTTTAGTTCAGCAGGTAGGCACACACTAAGTTGTGCCCCTGGTGTACGGGGATTAGATTTTTCTCGTTTTGTAATGAGATTGCTAAATTCCTTTTTAATTTTGGATTCACTCATTTGTTAAAAAACCAGTGAGCAATTAAGATTGCATCGGCAGTTTTAAGGTTAACCTTTAATTTTGGATACAACCTCAGTGCGTGTTCCTTCAGGATCCTCTTCCGTTGAGGACCTGTACTCTTCTGTAACTTAGGTAACCCCTTCTGCCATACTTTTGGGGCAACCAAGTGACAGGGTATTTGCAAGCCCATTGCCAGGCCCTCAAATTGACCACAATTCTTACCTAGTTTAAAACCTGCTGATGAGGGGATATTCTTGCCCACAAATGGTGGAACATCTTCCAGGACCATCTGCACGGGTTCAGTCTCATTTGCAAGGTAGGGCCTAATCTCATCTAGAAAGTCTGCCATAGTGGTAAAGTTTTCAGCTACGCAGACATTGTTGTTGCTACATATTGCATATCCACCTGACATTCCAGGATCCACTGCAATAGTAATCATAGGGATGAACCTCCAAATATTGCCAGGGCAAAGGCAAAGACTATGTATGCCCATACCAAAATGGATAGACCAAACCCTATGTAGTATAAAATATTACTTTCCTTTAGCATTTTCATTTTCCTTTATAAGTTTATCTATATGCCTTTTGAGCAGGGACGAAAGTGACCTGTCCTGGTCAAATGCAAGCTTTTGTAATTTTCGTTTATAACCTTGTGGAAGATGTACGGAGACAACTTCTCGTTTGTTTTGTTTAACTTTGGGAATACCAATCTTCATAGTTTTTTGATTTATTTAACGGGGTTAAGATAATCATTAAGCACTTTTATTTTTATCAATTCAACAAAAATATGATCAGATATGAAAATTGAATACAAGTGATGCACTTTGATTAATTATGCATTTTATAATTGACAGGATACTACAAAGAAGCACAGGGTAAAACCCTGCCCAAACTTCAGTCCCGTGCTAAAACGATAATTAAATATGAAAACAGACTCTGCAGATAAACGAATATCTGTTGTTCTAACCCCTGAACAATTAACTAAAATAAATAAACTACAGGAAAGTATGGATATTGACCTGTCAAAAGTAGTCAGATGGTGCGTTGATACCTGTTTCGACATGGGTGAAACATTACCTGACCTTCATGCAGTTATAGGACCTGAGTATTCAGGTAAACTCAGACAGGTTATTTCTGCCCGTTCTAATTTCCTTCTTGACACAATTGCTGAAGAGCATAACTCTTTATAAAATACTCTCTGCTAGGGCACCAAGCCCGTAGCAGAGAGTAATGTATTAATATATATACAGGGATAACAGGGATAACCTTATATATACAGGGAACATCAGGTAAGTTTGAATGCAGGTATACCAGGGAACTTCAGGTATGTTATGATTCCCTGGTAAACAGGGATTACATATATTATCAGGGATGGTCTTTTAATGGCCCATTAGGGGCCTAAAAAAGACCATAAACTTAAACAGGGATAGAAGCATCCAAGGCACAAAGGCATATGCTACGCATCAGGGTTATCTAAAATGCTTTTGATAATATTAGATTATGTTCTAATATTCTAAGGGTCAGGGGTAACATCGATAACAGGGGTTGCCTTCATTGCATCTAATTCCTTCTGCACTTCATCCAAAGATACAACCTTTTTATGCTCAACAATACTGGTTGCCTGGCCTAAGTCTGACTTTTCCTTATCCCTAAGTATTCCAAATGCTATAGGTAATACCCCTGCAGGAATTTCATCCTTTTCCAACTTGTCTATTATTTTCATCAGGCAGGCTTGACTAGCATAACTAGTCAGGCCCATTGTCAGGGACTGCACCTTATCGATGGTTTTAGTTTCCCTCTTTGCAATAGCAGTAATGGTTTCAGGGGCACACTTGTTATCCTTTGCTATCCTGGTCAATGCTTTACCTTCTGATAATTCCTGGACAACCTTGGCATACCTCTCAGGATCCTTTTCTGCCAGTTTGTTTCCTGTGAATAAGGAAGGGCAAACTTCTTCAGGGGTTGTCAGGGCAGGCAGGTTGTCAGGGACTATTGCTTTTCTTCTTTTCTTGGTTGGCATAATATCAGGTATTTTATGGTTAGTAATAGTATATTACTCAGAGGTTACTGGGAATATATAGACAGGGCTAACTGCTTCAGGCATACAATTCTTGATATTGAATGTAAAATGCTCATAAGCATCGTCCCTGCTTAGGGTTTCATCCCCTGCCATAATTACCTCAAGCATTTTCTCCAGGTCATAGATGACCCGTTCGCAATTAGAATCGATACCACAGATGCAGTCATGGTACTCTTCTGTTAGAACATGGATCCCAGGGTGTTCCAGGACCAGGTCAGGTAATTCAGTGTTGGTTGGTTTCAGTGGTGCTATCATTTCTTAGCAGTCTTAGCACTCTTCTTAAATGCTTTGGCAGTTGGTGCCCCTTTGGAGCCTGGTTTCTTCATGGTTTCTCCTGACCCTGATGCTATCCGTTTACGCTTGGCATGAATGTTGGCATATAATCCTGGTTTCTTTTTCATAGGTTGGTTGGGTTGGTTGGTTGATTTTTATTGGTGCAAGGATATTGAAAAGTTTTTCAAAAGTCTAGGGTGCCAGGGAAAACACCCCCCCCTGTCAGAATTAACTGCATATTATATCTAGTGCTACAGAATTGTAGGTTGTTTATTACCATGCATTTAGGTGTTTAATTAATTATTGTCTGTCAGTTTCTGTCAGGATGGAGGGGAGGGGGGGGTGTTGATTGTCAACGGGTTACGATTCCAAGACCGATTCCCCCAAATGAAAAAATTTTCCCAATTAGCCAGGGGGGGAAGGTCAAGAGGATATTAAGGGCATTCCCTTAGCGTACCATGCATTCCCTAGTGTACATGGGGTGTACAGGTTAAAAACCTCATGTGTAAAAAACCTGCTTTTATCGACATATGGACAATACTGGACAACCCTATGCGTTGGGTTGGAACCTTGTTAGAATATGCTACATGGCACTAGACTGGACCCCACATCCAATATTAAAAATTCCATCCCAGGAGGAACAGATCCAAATGGGTGCTGAAAGGTTATTGGAATATTGGGAGAGGAGAGAAGGTGCTATTGATAGGGAACGGGAAGACCCTTTTAGGTATGGCACAGAATTGCCACACTGGAAAAAGGTGGATGCTATACTGGAGGAAAAGGCAGAATTGTTACTGCTTGGAGGCAATCGTTCGGGGAAAACCGAGGTAATTGCGAAGAGGGTAGTGCAGTCCCTGGTAGCAAACCCTGGCAGTGTTATATGGTGCTTTACTGCTACCAGTCAGAATAGCATAGCGAATCAACAGGCAGTGGTGCATAAGTACCTACCTGCTGAGTTTAAGAACCTGGGCAGAAGCAGGGTTCATTATGTCTCCTATTCGCAGAAAAACGGGTATACCTCCAGTAGTTTCATCTTACCTAATAGAAGCACCTGCGTATTCCGTAACTGGTCACAAAATATTGAGACTATTGAAGGGGGTGAAGTGGGGTGCAAAGAGGAGGTTAAGCCTGGTACTCATAATATTGGGGTATGGTTTGACGAAGAAGTTCCTCAAAATTTCTTAAACACTGCTAGGTATAGGTGTTTATCCAGGGCAGATCCTAAAACGGGGATCCCTGCCAGGGTGATCAGTACTTTTACGACAATTTCAGGGTGGACCAATGTGGTGAACACTTTTTTGTCAGGTGCAGTTACCCTGGAAGATAAGGAAGCAGGGTTATTACCTGGTGAACGGGTCCCTATTGTACAACAACCTGTACGACAGAATGCCAAGATATTATATTTTCATACGGCAGACAACCCTTACGGGGGTTGGCCTGCCATGAAAATGCAGTTGGAAGGGGCAAGACGGGATGAAATTTTAACCAGGGCCTACGGATTACCAACCAAACCGAGTAACACCACTTTCGTCAACCTGGACGATAAGGTAGTAAAAAGGCACCAAGATATACCCTGCATAAAGGATAAGAAGAATAATCCCTGCCAGTATGTTCTTAGTATTGACCCAGCAGGTAGCAAGTCCTGGTTTATGCTCCTAGTTGCCATCGATGTTTTTGGGGTCCACTGGGTAATAAAGGAATGGCCTGGTGTAGATGTTGGAGAATGGGCAGATCTTGACAGGGGTGAGAAGGGTGTTCCAGGGGATGCTTCTAAGCCCAATGGCAACGGGATAGAAGATTATGCCAAGATTATCAGAGATATGCTCAAGGGCATATCGGATGATGAAATACTGGGTTGCACGGATGATGTGGATATAATCATTGACCCCAGGATGGGTAGTGCTACCTACGCTAAAAGCGAGGGGACCAGTAATATCATTAGTGACTTACAGGACCACAATATAAATGTTTACCCTGCCGAAGGGTTACCGATTGAAGACGGGTTGCAGGCAATTAATTCCCTTTTGTCCTATGACAAAAGCAAACCAATTGACCTGAATAATAAGCCCAGGTTGTTTTTTTCTGACCAGGTTGGAAACACCCTGTTCTGTTGCATGAACTACAAAGTTGATGACGGGATGAAAGGGGTCTGTAAGGATCCACCTGACTGCCTTCGATATGTTGCAATAGGTAATTATTCTTACCTGGAAGACTCTGAATTACGGATTACTGAACCAGGGGGATACTGATGCACAAGATAACCATTGATGCGAACGAGATTGAACACCTGATTATCATAAGTACCCTCCGTGCTTCCAATAATCGGATTAGTAAAAAACCGAGTATTACCATACAGAGCAGTTTGCAGGGGTGCATTGGAGAATTAGCATTTGCCAAGTTTTTTAACTTTTACCCTGACTTTACCTGGGAAACCAGGACCCACACGGGAACCAGTTCAAAATGGTATGACTTTCGATTAAATAACGGGAAAACATTTGATGTGAAAACGAGTGATAAGGACTCGTTTGCAATCAATGTTAAAGCGACAACCCTGCGAAACCAACCTGACTACTATGCTTTTGTCAGCACTCCCCTGGTCAACCTGGGAAAACAGATCCAGGACCAGGAAGCAGTTATTCACGGCTACACCACTTTGAAGCACTTACAGGAAAAAGGATATGTCTCTCACTCAGGTTTTACCCCGTTTTACCTGGTTAAAAAGGCTAACATTAAAACATTAACCAAGAAGCAATATGCATAAAGCGACTAAAGAAGAATTACAGGTTTATCGTAATGAGGGCCTGTCCTACGCTAAAATAAGTAAGAAACTGGGTATCAGTGTCAGCACGATAAAACGCAGGCTCAAAGGTCCGTCTAATAATTACCCTCGTTATCAAAATGCCAAAGTGACCAGGTTGCTTGTGAATGCTAGGTTAATCCAGGTAGAATACGATGGTATTACTCGTATTGCAGTTAAGAAACCAGGGTATCGTTATAAATTAAACCAAGAAGTTACCCTGGAACTGGTGGATGAAGAAACAGCAAGAGTGCTTTGAGTCAAAAGCATCCAGGGCCAAGCGAATAGATACCCTGCTAAATTACCTGGTAGTCAGGAATGCATCCCTTACAGAACCTGGTGAAGACTACCCAAAAATGACCCTGGAAGAAATAGCAGATTTTTGTGGCACTGATAAAATGGTCATCCAACGGGCCGAGCAATCTGCCCTGGCTAAGTTTAAGTCTAAAGTTGGGGAATTTAACTTATACTTGGGTTTGGATGGAAGAACCCAATGAACAACTTTTCACGGATGAACCTGACATAAATTTTCTCCAGGGTGACCTGGAACGATGCAGGAATAATTTATCCTACTATAAGGACAAATCTGATACTGCAAGGGATTCCCGTTTTGGTGCCTGGGCAGGTAGGAATTACAGGACAAACAGAAAAGAAGGTCCCACTGCATTCCCCTGGCCAGGGGCCAGTGACCAGGCAGTTGGCTTAATTGACCAAATTGTGGGTGCAGATGTTGCCATGATGAAACGGGCAGTATCAGGGGGTAACCTTCGTGCCGTTCCAACGGAAGCAACCGACTCCAGAGTTTCTGCCCTGGTAGGAAAGTTTATGAAATGGACTATGTCAGAAATGACAGAGTTTAATCGTGAGGTTGGGATCCTGGCAAACAATGTCCAAATGTATGGTAATGGAATTTTAGGCACTTATTGGTGCCGTAAAATTGACAGGTATTACGATGTAATTTCCCTGGAAGAAATTGCTCAACAGGCACCTGAGTTGGCCGAAGCAATAATGGCAAAGGATAAGAGTGCCAACCAGTTATTATCTGAGGCATTTCCGTCATTAAAAAAGAGCAGAATCAATAAAATGATTAAGGCCCTGCAAAAGCAGGGTCAGGCAGAAGTGCCCAAGGAAAGACTGGTTGAGAATAGGCCCAGTATAAAAAGTTACGAGATTGGCAGGGATATAATTTTTGACTCCAATGTGCTTTCTGATATTCAGAATGCCAGGGCAATTTATTGTGTTCATCACCATAGTCCTGAGTCCCTGAAAGAAATGATTTTTACCCAGGGTTTTGACTCTGATTTTGTGGAAGAACTGATTAAAAACGGGGCTTCCCAAAATGCATCAGGGGACTTTACTGACTTTCCTGTTCACAGGAACCACGATGACATTGAACATTACGAAGGACTAATCAGGTTAGTCAGTTGCTACAGAAGGGAATTGGACGAAGACGGGGTGCCATTGATAAGCCACACTATTTTCTCAGAAGATATTGAAGGATATGCAAAGCACGAATTGTCTGCTTATTCCCAGGGTAAATACCCGTTTACCAGTTTCTGCCGAGAAACAATAAACCATCGTATCCTGGATTCCAGGGGACTATGTGAAATACTGCATCCATACGAGCAGGCTATTAAGGTTGAGATTGATTCACGAATTGATAGAGCATCACTTTCCACAATTCCACCCCTTACCCACTTGGTTGGAAGAAAACCTGAACGGATAGGCCCTGGTAGTTTTGTTCCTGTTCGCAGACCAGGTGAAATTCAGTTTATGGATATACCTGCGTATTCACCTGCTTCTACAGAAGTGGAAAATGAATTACGCATGATTGCCAACAAAATTGCAGGCAGACCAACAAGCAATGAAGACCAGGTTGAAGCAAATTTGATCCGTCAAGAAATGGTCAGTATGTGGTTAGCTAACTGGAGACCAGTGCTAAAACAATTATGGCACTTACAACGCACTTACGGGGGTCCTGAGCAATGGGTCAGGGCCACAGGTAATGAACAGGACCTGCAGGCAACATTCGAGGAAACCAGTGAGCAGTTTGACTTTGAATTAACCTTTAATGCAGACTCCCTGGACCAGGATAAATCCCTGGATAAATTGAAAGCACTAGGTGAAGTATTCAGTCAGTACGACAGACAGGGCCAGGCTAACTTTGGTGAACTAATGAAGTTGTTTGCCGAGTCAATTGACCCCAATCTTGCTGACCGATTAA